CGACACCGTAAAACCATTCAATTCCTGTTAATACAAGTTTGTAGCTTGTAAACCAGACGATAGAAATCACTGGTTGGAATCTGATTGTCAGAATGGGATCTTTGGATGAGCTTGAAGACAGTCCCCAAAACTCCTAGGGTTTGATCAGTCACGTTACAAACCATGCTAGGTTCACGTAACTTCAACAGTAATGATTCTGGTAGAGTAACACCAAAATCTACTTTCCAAACCAAAACTCCTTTCGTTGAGCTTGACTTGATCTTCTCGAATTCAGATCGGGTGTCATCACTCGCAATGTGAGAGGGGTCTTTGTAAATAGCTTTCACCCAAGGAACATTTAGGGTTGTCATGAATCCTACAACATTGTTGTAGTCAGAAATGATAACCGTTTTGGTTTTCACGTCTATACTTTGAGCATCCAAGTTATATTCTGGGAAGATGGACGGTGGTTCAGGATCTGGTTCTGATTCTTCCCCAGGATCAAATGTTGGAAAAGTTAGCCAACCTGGTTCATTTAGATACTTTAATCTCTCCTCTTCATCGTCTATGAAAGCCAAGCCCAAGGTTTCTGGGTCTTCATCTTCATCCTCTTCTAATTCCTCCAAATCATACTCACGTTGATGGAAAAATGATTCTGCATCTAGCTTGTGTTTAACTTCCATAGGGATAACAATGGAGTCAAGCTCTTCTAAGAAAGAATCTCCTGCAACCATAGATCTCACTGGACCCATTGATATGATTTTTACACTAGAATCACCAATTTTAAGAGAAGGCTCTAGTAAAGAAATCATCACAAGTTCTTCACCACAGTCTGATTCTCCATAAAGGTATAGACAACTATGTCTGTGTTTTGGTCTAATTGTGGCTCTTAGAACTGCATCGTGCTTAGGTATGAATGCATAACTNTAAGTGTCTTTATAAGAGTTGTATTCTTCTAATGAGTGTTTGATGTATTTGTCACCCTTGAAAATCATCTGATTGTGATGGAAAGATAATTTGTTTCCTTTACTGTCTCCTTCGGTTATTTGAGCATAGCGCTGTGCTTCAGTGTTAACCTTTTCCAGAAGTAAGGGATTGCCAGATTCAGTCAGTCTTGACGATAGATTAGCTCTGTCAGACCTATGCTTAGACAGAACACTGGAATTGAACAAAAGATTAACTCTCATAGACCCGAGAAGATGCCAATATTCCTGAAATGATGTCATCGAAGAATAATTTTTTATGTTGGATCCCCAGTACCACTCAAGCAGGTTAGTGATGTCAATTTCTCCAAATTCTTTGATTACCTGGGAACTTTTTAAATGAGGGACGTGAATAGCTGAGCTATTTTTGTTATAGCAATTTTTAACCAAACTCATTTCTGCTCGTAGATATGACGTCCACTGTATGAGGTCTTGCATGAAGTGAGAAGGGATTTCTCTAGCCACTAGCCTCAACCCCTCGCAATAGTTAGAAAGCATTGCCTTAACATTGTAACTGTAACCCACATCAGATGACAAGGTTGATATTTTTATCTTGAATTTAGAGTGTTGAAGCTTGTAGTGTTTTTGATGTATGAGGTTTTTGTTTTCAAGGTAAGCCAATAAGGATAACCGTTGTTCTTTATGAGGCTTGTTCATGTCTTCTATAACCATGGGTAAAACTTCCTCTTCAAATTTCTTCACACTATCCAGGGTAAATGAATGTTTAGCATAACTGATATCAACAGGCGTTGTGTATAACACTTGGTTTGATCTAATGAGTGGCTTTTCCCCTAGCTCAACTTGTCTCAGTTCTATGTCTATCTTATCTATCTGTTCCTGGGTCCTTATATAAAGTTCACCATAGTCTCGAGTTGGTCTTTTCATTGTGATTTGGCCCCATCGGTGTTCAGTATCGTTGGTGAGTATGCTTTCTTTCTTCAAATCAAACCACTTTAATCTAAGGCTTTCGATGTCTTTACGGCTGACCTTCAGATTATCATCTTTCCTACCAAGTAGCTGTCTGTAGCAATCTGACCTGATTACGAACAACACTGCATCTTCTGGTATTTGACTGTCACGGTATCGTATAGAAGCACTTTTGGATTCAGTGGATGCTTCTCTCATAACACAAGCTANAAGACCCTTAATTTGTGTCGCTCCCACTCTCCCAGAGAGTAACGGAAGGAGATCTCTGCTCTCTAGGGTTTCCATGGTTTCTCTAAGGATTCTTACCTTCTTATCAACATGTTGTCCAACAAAAGCGATTCCGGAACGACCTACTGAAGGGATGTAATTGTGTCTTGACCATTCTGTATTGAACTCAGATAACTTGTGGGGTCTGTCCAGTGCCTTCGACATAAGCATTTCTAGTGAGAAGTTTGATCTACAGGTAATGAAATTAGAAATTGAAAGCCCGTAATTCTGTTTCAATCTACCTATAGTGTTGAGTGTTAGTTGTCTTATAGGGTCAGGTCGAATTATACCTCCTAATTCCATTGGGGTGACATGAATCTGATCAGGACATTCTAATGTGAAAGAAGCTAACTGGAACTGCTTTATGTGCAAGAGATTGTTTATTAGAAATATCCAGTAGGACCCTATCACTCCCCCATTAGCTCTCAGATATTCTTGTGACTGTGACAAGGACTCAAGACCAGACAAGTATAAATCTCGATGATGACTGTAATCTATATAGCTTAGACGACTCTTCATTAGAGGTGCGAATATGCCCTGAACTGTATAAAACACTGAATTGAACTCAAATATGTATCTGGAGTAGAAGGATTTAACAGTATTCCTTTTTATACCCACTTTGCTTAGCACGAACAAATGATACTGGTCAACAATTGTTATTAATTTCCTAGCTGTTCCCTTTTTGAACTGTGAGTACAACTTTAAGTCAGGAAGGTGCTCGTTTCTCTTATAAGAGATGATCCGACTAGAGTCATCTGATGTGCAATAAGATCTTATCATTAAATTGAAGGGGGACATTGCTTCTTCTAGCAGCGCTGCAGACAACCTCATTGCATCAGAATGGAACACACTGGACAGACTCCCCAATGTTCCCATAAACATACCTTCTGGAGAGTAAATGATTTGGTTCTCTGAGGATCCCAAACCCTGACTGTCCATCATGCTCATCTCTTTTGCGGTTTTAAGAATGGCATTTTTGTAGAACGGGTTCTCTTCTGATCTTAGATCAAACATTTTTGAGTGAATGTCTCTAAAAGATTGATACAACACATCAGGGAGCTTAATAACCTTGTTTGAAAAGGATCTCAGGGATGATTCATACAAATTGATGGTAAGTTTATCTGTAGTTCTGGATGCCAATGAGATGAATAAGACCCATGGAATCATACTAGGACCCCATTGAGAATTGTCAGCATTATCAAACACCAAACCAGTCCCTTCTTCTAAGCTAGAGCTTTTGTCTTTCCTGTAGCCTTCTGTTACAACTTTTTGTTTGTCATCATGGTCGATTAGGTTAGTAAAGTCTCCTAATGACTGTTCAACTTTCTCAACTTGTCGTGCACCATCTTCAATGAATTTACAGACAATACGCAAGTGAGTGTTGAGTACTGCAATTTCTCTCGGTCCTATTTGATCTTTATGAACCATTTTGGCTATTGATGGTGCATTTCTCTCAAGGTTGAACAGCAGAACAGGCCAGACGCTGTTGGGGAAGTTCTTTATTGAGTTAATGTCATCTTTAGTCAGTAGGTTCTT